ATGATAAAAAACGTCTATCAGCATCTGTACGATGCCAAGAAAAAGGAAATATCAAAAACAATGTCTGACAAGTTCGCGGCAATACTGGACACGAAACTGGACACAGACAAAGAATGATTCAGCTTTTACGCGGTTCAAGACCGAGTGAACGAGTTTTCGAATCCCTCCTTCTCCGCCAAAGCTGAAACCCCGATGTAACGGTAAAAGCCGTTATATCGGGGTTTTTCGTTGTTTGGCACTTTCACAGAATGTGACATATATGCACGAAAAAAGCGTTTCACTCACAAATACTGGACACAAATACTGGACATGAAAAGAGAGCCGGGAGACCCGACCCTCTTTTGTTCCTGTGTGTAGCTTGGTGCTCTTTATTTGTACCCCTCGATAGCTTTCGCCGCCAGTTCGAGGTTACTGTAGTATTCTATGCTGACCCTCGTGTGGACTTCCACGCAGTTGGAATTGACTGCTATCCATGCGATAGGCTCTGCCTGATTCCAACCGTCTGTCTCATTCCACAGATACACGTCCCACACGAAGCCCTCTTCCTGAGAATCTACGAACTTTACTTTGCCTATCGTAAACATACAGTCACCGTCCTTTCATCGTTTCAAGCTCTGACCGCAGTACACGCATCTATCGTGCCCTCTGTGTCGGTTGATTACGTTCTCATGCCACTCTGAATCAAAGAGCACAGCCTTGCAGCATGGGCAAAGACTGCGCCTCATACCCTCGCTTATGAGTTCTTTCGGTATCTCTTTACCTACGAGCCTTATGAGCTCGTTGATCTCCCACCGCTTGTCCGCGGGAATAGCTTCCAGTCGCTTCATGTTTTCCAGATTCTTAAGAATCTCAGCCGCATCAAGGTTCTTGGTGAAGTATTCGTCCACTTGCAGGAGCGGAGCATCTGAATCATCGGTGACAGCCAGAGCATGGCAGATGCTCTCCGTTATGCGCGTGATCTCAGTCACATAGTAGACCACCTGTCCGTATGGGAAGTCAATCACGATCTTGTCACCTTTGAAGACTTCCTTTTCGAGTACGTTGATTCTCTTGCCGTTGAGCGTTGTGTAGTAACTCATGTTTCATACCGTCCTTTCAATGCTTAAGTGTATAACATGGGGTTCCGTCCTCTGCTGTGAACCAGTACCAACGAGTTTTACCGTCCTCACAGAAGCCCATGTTTTCTATATCGACTAGCCACCACTCGTATCTGTTGGTTTCCGGGCAGTACGCGCCTGCCACTTCTGGGGCTTTGGCTATTGGAATGAACTTTCTTTTCATGTCATACCGTCCTTTCATGATATGGGCGGCAGCGGAGCCGCCCTGTTGTCTTAGTTCTCTATGAAATCGTAGTTGTAAGCCGCGTAGTCTGAGCACCTGTGCAGTTGCACAGCAAGATCGAAGAGGAAATGAGCTTCACTGACCCTGTCAATCCTCGACCATGTGACAAAGTTTCTGTACTTGGCTTCTGCATCGAGGTACCCTACGGAGCAGTAGCATTTACCCGAGAAGTATATCGAGATCGTGATGCTGTTTCCGTCCTCGAAGCGGACAATGTGCTCGCCCTCTCCGGTTTCTTCCATCTTGCGGACGTTGCTTGTACCGAGTTCGCTTGTGCGTTCGAGTACGTTGATAAGCTTGCTGATGAACTTGTCGTTTACTTTCATGGTGTTATGCCTGCCTTTCGTTGATCTCTATCCAGATCGTGCGGTCGAAGTCCCTGTTATCGTTCTCGAAGCTGTCTACCTCGGATATATCGCTCATGCCATCGTACTGAGGTATGTTGTGCTCTGCAAGCTCTTCCTCGGAGTGCTCGTTGATGAAATCATCGGCATCAAACATTCCTGCTGTGATAGCCTTGCATACGATCTCAGCATTTTCTTCATCGGTTTCACCGATAAGTACAGCGGGTATCTCGTTCTCGCCCCAGTAGTACCACTTGTTACCATCGGTGACCAGTACACCGTATCCGCCGTTGTCGCTCTGTAAGTACATCTTGTTCATGTTAAACCGTCCTTTCATGGTGTGGGCGGCAGTCGAGCCGCCCTGTTGTTACTATCTGCTTTCTGCGATATCTTCATCTATTGCCGCCCTAGCTTCCTCGATGGAAGCATAGGATTCTGGGGAGAAAGCTCCGTAGGGAGCCACACATACAAAGCGTATGCTTTCGTTTCCAGTGATAGCGTAACCTCTGTATCTGTAGAGGTCGGTGTCTATGGTTCTGATCTCGTTAGTGTTCATATCTGGATACCCTCCTTTTTGACGTCTTCCGCTTCCATGAAGTAGTGGTAAGCTGTGCCTGCTTTGTTACGTCTGCTGCATTCTTCCTGTGCTTCACGGTTAGTACCGATGATGTAGGCAACTATCGGGTCATGTCTTGTAGCGAAGTTGCCTATCTGCTTGAATACGAGAAACATTGTGTCTTTCATGGTGCTTACCTCCTCAGTATTAATCGAGTTCTTCTTCTGCGAATTCAATAGTTTCATTATAGAGCCTGTCAGCTTCATCAGCGGTAATGAACTTAGCAACTACGAAAGCTGTTGTCATACCATGTATAACCCTGATTGCTGTCTTGTATTCTACGTGTCTCATTCTGTACCTGTCGATTGTCTTAACGATCTCCTGCTTTGCGATATTGTAGTTGTTCATTGTTCATACCTCCTGCGGTTTTGGGTTCGTGTTCTCTTGTTGTGCTTTTATTATAATCGATTTTTCGATTATATTCAAGTGGTAATATGCACGAAATTTCGATTATATTTTTGTGCAAAATATAGTCTTTATTTCGATTATGTTTTATGATATAATGAGTGCAGGAGGTGATATCATGTCATTGAAGTATAATTTTGATGTGTTGCAGGCTCTTAAGGAAAAGGGATACTCCGCCTATAAGCTTGCACAAGATAAGCTGCTGTCCGGTTCTTCAATCCAGAAGCTGAGGAAAGGCGAGCCGCTAGGTGCTGACGGTATAGCAACTCTCTGTGAACTGCTCGATTGTCAGCCCGGGGACATCATCAGATATGAAGCTAACGAAGAGCCCGAAAAGTAAAGGTTACAAATTCAGGATTTTTCCTATAATATTACGTATATATGCGTGTATGGCGTATACGCGCCCATAACATATATATTTTTACTCTATTATATTATTATTTGTAACTTTGTAACCTGTGTATAGGAAATCGCGTATTATAGGGCTTTTCCTGTGGTTACAAACTAAGTTACAAACTAAGTTACAAAGTTACAAACTAGGTTACAAAATCCGCAGAGGTTACAAACTGTTTTTAGTGGTTTGTAACCGAGAATTGAGGTGCTTTTCGCGCTGAATTTCAGCTACACAGAAGAACATTAAACCGTTGAAGAAACTTCAACACTAAGTGCAGAAACAACAAATCCTCTCTCAGGTGCTACCCGAGAGAGGACTTTTTATTGCTAGCAATATTTACACTTTCTTTGTGAAGCCTGTGAGGCATATCCACCCTGCGCCGCTCTTAAGCTTGCCCCATGTCTGACCGCTTACCACCTTATCATCAACGATGGTATAGATACCAAAGTTTTTGATACAGCCCACGATCTTGTAGGACACGCCCGCGCCTGCACGGATATTCAGTGCATCATCGGTGACCTTGACCTTGTATGACTTAGCAGTTTCCACAGGATATACAGCCTTGCCCTTTTCATCGAATACAGTATACCCGCTCTTGCAGGCTTTCTTTGCGCTTTCAAGGTTCTTGTATGCTCCTATCTGGGACTTAGCATCAGCCCAAGACTTGCGTATGCGGTAGATATGGGCTGTGCCGCCGCCTGTTGAGGGGTTCGCGGTAACTGTCGCTTTCGCTGTGGTGCCTGCCGCCGTGCTCAGGAGCTTGTTGACCTCAGAGGCAATATATGGGAACTTACCGCCCAGATACGGGCCGGGGCAGCCAGTAGCGAAAAACCATCTGTGCATAGTCATATTGCCCGAGGTATCACCTGTATAGTTCAGCTTCTTAATGCCGTTACGCTTGCAGATATCTGCACACAGCTTGATGCAGGCGTTAAGTGCCTTGTCAGTTACGACCCAGTTAGGCTCTCCCGCACCGGGGGCGTTGGCTACCTCGATCGTTACCGCCCTCATATCGTTAGCGCGGTTGGAGCTTGTCCAAGCCCTGTACTTTTCATCGATCATCACGCCGATGTTGCCGTTGCTGTCTATGCAGTAGTTCGTGGAACCGCCGCGGGACTGTACTGCATTACAACAGCCTGCGAGCGATAAGTTACCCGCCATATGGTGTATCGTTATCGTATCAATCGCATGATCTCTTATGTTATAATGGTCTGTGGAGCCATTCCACTTATATGTTACTAAACTGCTATTACTCATATATCAGCACCCCTTTACTTAGCATGGTTGAGGTCAGCGTTCATCAGAGCCGCTACGCCTGCCGCTATCGCCGCCGTCAGCAGAGCCCTTAACGCCTGACTGTCCGATGTATCTGTCAGCGCAAGGTTAGCACCTATGTATCCGATAGCCGCCTGTCCGAATGTTCTGAGCGCTCTGTACAGCCACTCACTCATTTTCTTCTTATCCATACATATCCCTCCTATAATCTGCCACGAGACGAACACAGCCGCCTCAGCTTGCCACTCTGAGGGCTTACCTCGTGAAGTTGTACTCCGCAGAGGTAAAGCCCATTAAAAACGAATTCTCGATGTGTTACGGAGCGTTGCCCTCTAACACGTTCAGCCTGTGATGTGCAGACTTGGTGGACTGCTCACAAATGATAAGTCTATCTCTTATCTCTTGCAGATCAGCCCGAGTATTTCTCACATCGGCTTTCATTTCGGATATATTGTTGTTCAAGGTTTCCAGTTTAACAATGACCGTGGTCATTTCTGCCGCTGTCTGCCTGTTATCTGTTGTCTGGTTACGTTTAAGATTGGTGAAGCCTACCACAGCCGCCACACCAAGAGAAAGGATTGATATGATAACGCTGATACTCATATATGCTTACACCTCGGTTCCATCGTCAATTGTCATAAAGGGTTCAAGTGCTATAAGCATTTCAGGAGAGATCGAAACAGTCTCCCCGGAGAGATTGATCTTGTCGGGTACATCAACCTCGATGGATACAAGTTGTGCGAAGCCCTCAGCGAACTCAGCCTTTTTGTCATTAGGTATGAGGTACTGTCTGCCGTCCTCGGACAGAGTACTGCCCACGCTCTGCAAGAGCTTGATGCGCTGTTCGTTAAAAAGCTCCACCTCAGCAGATACCACCTTAATGAGCTTTGCGATCTTGTACGCTGTGGTGATACTGAGGTCTTTCTTAGCGAGCTCGCTCAGAGCTACCTGTGCATCGAGAATATTTTCAAGTCTTACTTTCATGATGATTTCCTCCTTAATTCATCAATCTCTTTTTGCTGTTTTTTAACTATCTCCCAGAGAATGGGGATAAACTGTGTATAATCGAGGTAAAGGTCTTTTCCGTCACCGTAGTGGTCGTGATAACCGCCGAAGTCCTTTTCCGAAAGACCCACCTTTTCCATAGCCGACTTAACGTCCTGAGCGATAAAGCCGCAGTTAGTCTGATCGGGTCTTGTTTCCTTGTACTGATATGTAGCCGCTGACAGATTGTCAAGCAGAGCCGTGTATCTGCTGTCAAGGTCTGTGATGTTCTTTTTCTTTCGCCTATCCGATGTTACTTGCTGACCTCCGCTTGTGTACGCCGTTGCTCTCAGATGTATTTCCGAACCTCTGATAAATGTTGGGCAAGCGTACTGTCCGCCGATACCGACAAAGACACCGGGGTTTGATACGGTGTTATCGTAAAGGAAAGCCCAGTTACCACCGTAGGATATACCCACGTTATCAGCGAACTGTATCGATGATGCGATCTTAGCCGCAAATCTTATCTCCGAGCCCTTGATGTATGTGGTGCAGGCGTTAGAGCCTGTTATACCGAGATTCACGCCTGAACCATTGACGAAGCGGAGTGCTACGTTACCGCCGTAGCTTATACCGTAGCCGTCAGCGAAGTCAAGGTTGGACTTAACCTTACCGCTAACGAACTTTAAGTCACCTGAGAACCAATGACGGCACCCAAGGCTTGTATACGTATCAGAGTAGTTCATGCGGTAGTATGGTGTGACTTCGCTGTTATATACCATACCTATCATAACGCCCTGATAGTTAGTCGAGCCAAGCAGCGCATACTGTGCCATTGTGCCGCTAGAGTATGTTGTAGCGCCCAGACCACCGACACGGTTATTATTGAGGTAAGCGTGTACCTTACCGTCCACGATCTTTATCTTGCAGCCGTTCTCGTCCGCTCCGGTCTCAAACGTACCTGTCAGAGTTGCATTTGATGCCGAGAGCGTGCCTGAGCTCGATACGGAGAAGTTCTTGGCGGATATCGCGCCTGTGGAAAGGTTGATGTAAGTACCCGCTGTAACACTGCCGCCTGATGTGGCATAGTTTGCTGATTTGATGGAGCCGCCTGTCAGAGTGAGGTTCGATGCCGTCACCGTACCATTGGCGGATAGCTTGAAGTACGTGCTATCAACAACAAAGCGGTTTGAGGTCATTTTGATTTGACCTGTGCTTGCGTTGATCTCGGAGACCAGATTAGCACTCTTGACGCACAGATTGATATTGCTAGCATTCTGTGTTATTGCCGTCTGCTGTCCGTTGACCGTGCTGATTAACGATGTAATCTGTGTAGCTTGCTGTGATATCGAAGATTCAGCCGTTGCAAGTTCAGATACAACAGATGTTATCTGGTTAGCCTGCTGTGATATTCGTGATTCAGCTGTTGTTACTCGGTTAGCTATACCGTTGACCGTGGTGATCGTGGCGTATGTCTGCTGTACTCTCGATTCAATGCCAGATGCCGTCTGCGATACAAGCGTTGAATACTCATTCGTCACCTGATCGTAGAAGTCACCGTCCACATATGCCGCAAGCGTTTCCGTAGCCGCTACCGCAGATGTGATACTGTTATTGAGCACCGTGAGGTCTGCCGTGTGTCTGGTAGTAGTCACGTAGTTTCTCAGCTTGGTATCGGTAGCCGCGTTAGCAGTACTTACAGCGTTGTCTGCCTGCTCTTCTGCATATGTCATAGCACGTGTGACTTGCCTGTTAACGGATAACGATATTTCCTCTTGGGTTTGCCTGATAGCTGTGTTAAACTGCTCAGTTGTAACGAACTCCACAAGGCGCATATCCGTGTAAGCCGCCGCAGTTGCAGCCGCGCTATCAGCCACAGCGTTGATACTCTCCTGAACATCTTCGGGAGCCTGTCTGTAGTCTGAGGCTTTGGTGCTCATTTCGAGCATGGGGTGCCAGATGTAGTACGTACCCGCGGGTAAGTACAAATCACATGACGTTCCTGCATCTGCAAGTGACGTGAAAGTGAATACTCTCCATTCCGCAGTAACTGCCATAGAAAACGGAGTTGTACCGATGTATGCAGTAACGCTCCTAGCCGAGTTTGCTTTGACCCACAGCCTAAGCGTATAGTTGCTGTTCATGGTCAGCCCGGCAAGGGCAAAGAGCCCTGCCGAGGTAACCACGAGTTGAGCCATTACGCTTGTATCACCGCTAGGGTCTAAGCCCGTGTAACGTGATACGGAGTTAGCCATTTAGCATATACCTCCTGTAAGTGTAGGAATGAGCTCTTCAAGCTCACTGATTCTATCACGCAGAGCCTGTCTTTCGTTATGAATTTCGGTGGGGTCATAAGGTACCTTTTTTCCGATTGCCTTGTACTCTACGTTCTCAACTATCTTGTGATCTGTAGCCGAAAGCTGTGCTTTGAGGTCGTTCAGTTCACAAATTGCTTCAAACAGTGTCATGTGCATTCACCTCCCGAGGTGTTAAGTGTTTATTCCATATCCTGCTCGGTATTATCCGAACAGGATAATAGGACGAATGTAAGATGCGCTAGATGCACCGTTACCGCCTGCAAGACCTGAGTTGTTGCAAGCTGTGAAGAATGCTTCACTCATGACCGCACGGAGCCATGTGGTGCTACGTCCATACTGGTTGGTACCAATGAAGTTGAACACAGGGAACTTCTCAGTATCGTTACCCACATCATACGCGCTAGAGCTCCACAGCATGGAACCGTAAAGCTGCACTTCATTCATAAGCTGTAACTCGGATACGCTCCAAGCCGCATTTGAAGAAGCACCTGTCATGCCGCCGCCTGCCGCAGAAGCTGTACCGGGGGTGATTGCAGTGGTGAGCCAAGCCTTGTGTGCAAGTACATGATTGCTAAGTGCTACTTTGAGGGATTTAGCGTAGCACGGTAATACGATCTGATGCATATCACTGTTGTAGTAACCGCCTACAGTGGTGTTAGTGGGGTTCATAGCCGCCGCTGTAGAGAAGACTGTACGAGGGATAAGCACCGCATGGTGTGTGCCAAGAGCGGTATCACCCGAGCCGTAGTAGTAGTCAAATGCGGCAAACATAAGAGATACATTCTCAGTCTTGGTGAGCTTGGTAGCGTATATCTTATTGTTCTGAGGTGTGGTGTCCTCGGTCTCTGCCCATGTCCTGTCGTTGATGGTACCGCTTGCCTCGTAGTAGGTCGTGCTACTGTCGAAAGTAGAGCCCACGAAGTGCGTGTAAATGTCTGTGGTGATTGATACTGTGAAGTAGTCACCAAGGAACAGATCATCGAAGTTACCGCTATGAATCATAGCGTACATCTGAGCCACAGTATACACGTTAGTGAGGTCCTTACCTCTGAATATACCGTTGTGAGGATTGCCGTTACCTCTCAGTGTCTGGAATGTATCCGATATCTTGAATACATCATCGAGGTTTGCTCTTGCGAAACTGCCGTTGTTGTCGATGTAGACCTTAGCCGCCGCATTAACGGTACTGGCTGTATCGACCGTGGTAATTTCTTTTGTTGCGAGATTTTCATTAGCCATGTAGATTCCTCCCTTGAAATCTGAAACTATTGAACTATATTACAAGCCATTTACCGCCTGCTGTTAATGCGGTTGACTCGTCAACTAAGCCGTAAGCATAGAAGTAATGAGTTACACCCACAAGGTCTATGCTGTTGAGAATGAGGTTACGTGCGCCTACCTCGAAAGCTTCATACTCGGCTTTCGTGGTGTATGTTGCACTTACCGTTTGCAGGATACTGCTTTGTGTCTGCTGAATAGCACTCTGCATCTGAGCCGTTGTGCTGTATGAGGTCAGCAGATTATCTGTGTATCCGTTCGCCGCAGTCACTGCCGCGTTAGCTTTGCTTGTGGCATCTGCCGCCGCTGTGGATATTGCCGCCGCTTCCGCAGAATTGGCTTTGCTTGTGGCATCTATCGCCGCCGCTGCTATTGCCGCCGCTTCTGCCGCCTGTGCTTTGCTTGTAGCATCTGCCGCCGCGCTGTCCTGTACTCCGTCCGCGTAGGAGATAAGTTCTGTACGAGTGTCTGTGATGGTCTGCGTTATGCTGTTCGCAGTCTGCTGTATCATCGAGCGTACATCAACGGTCGTGCTGTAGTCGGCTATCTTTACATCGTAGTAGTTCTTAGCCGCCGCTTCTGCCGCATTGGCTTTACTGGTGGCATCTGCCGCCGCCGCAGTTCCTACACCGTCCGCGTAGGTCACCGCATCGGCATATGTTGATGCACCCTGAGCTATGACCTCACCATGCGTTGCATACGTGTGTGATACCTCTGCCGTGATAGCATCTATTGCCACGTCAACGTAGGAGTGCATCTGAGCCGTTGTGCTGTAGTTGGTGAGCAATGTATGCTCTAAGCTGTTAACGCCTGCCAGAGCCGCCGCCGCATCTTGCAGAGCCCTTGAAACTTCACTGTCCCTGATAAGCATCCAGTAGAAGTTGCTGAGCGCATCTCCATCATCGGTAAGGACTACGCCCCCGGCTGTGAACACATTCGAGGACATGAAGCGGTAAGCATCATAGTACATATTGCCTATGTGCTTTTGCAGTTCTCCGTTCGCCGCCCAGTCAGCCGCAGGATAGTTGTACAAGGTCGGTGCCTCATTACCTACCCACGTGTTGGTGGCTCCGTCTATCTGCTGTTGTATGCTCGATATCTCGGAGCCCAGAGCCACACTCACCGAATTGATGTTCTGTGTCAGCGTGGAGTACTGGGTGTTCATGGTCTGGGTCAGCGCATCGGTCGCTGTGGTTATATCCTGTTGCCATATCTTAGAACTTATCTGTCCCTGAATGGTGGATATCGCCGTACCCTGTGAACTGATCGTGTTACCCTGTGTGGTTACAAGGGTCGTCAAGTTCGTGAAAGCTACGTCAAGTGTCTGGTTCTCGGTGTCGAGCTTTACTTTCGCGCCGCTCAGCGTGTGGGAACCGTCCGTGTTTATCGCGGAGAAGAGGGACGAAATATCAAGCTTGTAAGCTGAGATATTCGCGTTATCCATCACAACATCATTTCGGATAACTTTTCTCGTGATACCGTCAGCCGTAAGGCCTAGTGCATCGAACATGAGGTTACCGCTATCGTCCCAGATGTATATGTTGTAGTCTTCCTCAGCATCTTCACCGATCTGCACCCTGACGTTTGTGCCGTCCGATATGCTTATCGTGTTGTCTACGATGGAGAGCTTATGCGAGTTATCGCCATAAATGCGAATTGCATTTGTATAGATGTTACCCGCGGATATTTTGTTAGCAGATACGCTCTCGATCATAGCACTTGTGATCTGAGCATTACCGAGCTGTGCTATCACAGCATTGGCAAATGAGGTCTGAATGCTCGTGCCTGTCGCAGAGCCGAACATCAGTGTGTCGATATCAGCCACATTAGCCTCAACGGAGCCTATCCTTGCCACCGCCGCCGTAAGGTCGGTTATGTTGGCTTTCTGCGCTACCAGAGTACTGATATTCGCCGTTGCCGTCTGCAAGCTTGTAATGTTCGCGTTGACCGCTGTAAGGTCTGCCGTGTATGTGCTGTGGAATGATGCCACATCACCCTCGAGATATCCTATCCGAGCCCTCACCGCTGTGAGGTCAGTCACATCTGCTTTCTCTGCGTGCAAGTCCCGAATATCAGCCTGCACCGCTGTGAGTGTGCCTGTTATCTCTACGTCCACCGCTTCAAGGTGTCCTATGACCGCGTTAGTGGCTTCAAGGTTCTCGATGGTAGCATACGTGAACTCTGCTATATCAGCCCTCAGATATTGTGTCTTAATCTGGTTTGCATCACGCTTAAGGCGTTCTATCTGCTGATGTGTGCTGCTTCTGTCCTCGCTCTGGGTGTCCGTTGCTTTCGCGGAAAGCTTGTCCGTTAAGCACTGGAAGCCTGCAAGCGTTCTCTCGAAAATGAACGTGCCTATCTGCTCTCCGTCAGAATCAATTGTTATTCTGTCTCCGACTTCGAGCCAAGGTCTGCCAGTGATAGGGGTGCTATGCCCTGTATATGTCAAGCCCTCAAATGCTTCATACATCGTCTGGGCTACTCTTGTAAGGTCGGTGTTGTTCAGATCGTAGCAGAGGAAGTTATCACTAAGCATGAGAGCGTTGAAACCGCCCGCAGCCGGATAGACAACACCCTGTTCGTTCGAGAGTGAATAAGCTATCGCTGAATCAATCTCGGGAACTTCCCAGTTCTCATGTGTAGCCCCCGCCTTGTAGTGGTCTGTGCCACTCTCGGAAAGGGTTATCACTGAGGTATCGTCCAGTCTTACATAGACTAACTGTCCTTGTCTGTTGATATGACCGAAAGCACCGTTTATCTCACAGATAGCTCTAAGTGCCTGCCGTCCTGTGAGGTTAATGTCTACCGCATCACTTTTCGTGATGATTAGATTATCGAGCGGTAACCGCTGTTCGGGTGCTGTCTCAACTCCGATATAGTTACAAAGCGCAGTCCTGAACTGCTGTAACGTCATAGGGAATGACAGCGCATTGTACCACTCGAATATCTTCACATCGAACTTAATCATACTGTCGTATGCGGTAAGAGTGTAGAACCATGTGTTGTTCTCGTGCGGCACATCATCAACATAGTATGTACCCATGTCAAGCTCTACCGAGGTATTGCCCTGTGAAGCGTTGAGCCTTACAACTAGCTTCTTGCCTTTGAGCTCTGAGCTGTTAAGGTTCGCAAGCTTGATCGTGAGTACTGAGGATTCACAAGCACCTACGTCAAGGCTCTGAGCCGAGCACAGCGATTCTTTAATAGTAAGGCTGTTATCGACCATCTTTTCCGTAGGTATTGTGAAGTCTGGTTCATCGTTATCATCATAGACAACTATTTGCCAGTTCTTGACGGTGCCGTTTTCAAGAAGTATTCTTTGCTGTTCGCTCGAAATATCTATCATCGTGTCTCACCGTATCCTATGAATTTGAAAGTTGCCGCTTTATAGATTGACGTGCCGCCCTGAATACGGCTGTGAGTGAACGTCATATCAGGCATATAGAACGTATCTGTGCAGTATGCCATGCGTTCATCATTCCAGTATGTGAGCGTTACTTTGCGCTCCATGCTGTTGAGCAGCCCCGAGTTGATAGCTTCCTTGAAAGCTATAACTTGGTCAATGTTCAAGCCGTCAATCGTGGTAAGTTCAAGTGTAGTAGTCACCCCCGGCAGAACATTCCTGTGCAGGATACCGTAACCGTCACGGTACGAATCTTTGTCCTGCCTCTGGTCGGGTGTACACTTAAATCCCTCTACAGCTAAGTACTGATCGAGGATAGTATCATTATAGGCTTTTACGTAATAGCCTCTGAAATTGCTCATAATCGATCACTCCTATACTGTAAAGGGATTTCTGCCTGTTGATTTCTGTTCTTTTCTTGCCGAGCTCTTTACACTGCTGTAAATTGCATCGTCAGTTATGCCCATTTCCTTGTTGTCTATGACCTCAACTACTTCGTTAAGGCTTTCAACAACCTTGTCGAGACGGCTTGTAATTGCTTCAACGTCAAGGCTCTTGTCCGTGCTGCCGTTGCTGTTACCGTCCGTAGCCTGTGCGATCTTGTAAGGAATAACGCTGCCCTCAGCGATT